CCACTCAAAGTTGTTATCATAACCGGTACGAAGCTGCTCAACGATATTTTCTTTACCGCCGCCCCATGTCTTTTTCTTTGCCATGAGAGCTTTGAGCAGGGGACGTTCCGTCGCAACCTGGTCGATAGGTTTATTCTTCAAATAGTTCTGAAGAGCTACATATCCTAGTTGGGTAATGTCTGCTGCAGCTAATGCTGTTTGAGTTGCCATTTATTTCCCTCCAAAAGGAATGTAATTATGTGGAACAGGGTTGGCCACACGAGCGCCTATACGTGCTACTGGCGATGAATCCAGTTGTCATCTATCCTGTTAATTATGCATGGCGTCAAGGTGTGCTTGGAGAAACTCAGGTGTAACCTCTGCACTTTGTAGCTCCATGCTACTTCCTACTCCGCCATTACTTCTTCCAGGTGCTAGGGGCCTAGATTGTTTACTAGCATTTCCGTTTTGTTGAGCCGCTATAGACATACCGCGACTCAGTACATTATACTCATTCTGCAACATTGGTAACCAATCTTGCGGTGGAAAATTAGTCTTAGCTAGTTGTTTACCAACGTCTATCATAGCTTCACTTTTCAAAGCATAATCAGGATCTGTCTCCTTGATTTGATTTTCCCAATCTGTTATTGCAGAAAATGCTTGATTCGCAGCATCTTGATATGCAGTAGCATACTGCTGCTCTTCATTATTATACTGTTGAAAATCATTCTGCGCTTGGAATTGCGCGCTTTCTTCCGTTCGCTGTTGCGCTAGTTTCGTTGCCCATTCTTCACTCATCTCGAGGTTTTCTACTGCGTTGGATAAGTCTTCGTGATCAGTATAATTTGCCTGTTCGTTGTTTGTACGATTCACACCTAGGCGCTCTCCAATTTGATCAGCAAAGGTATCCAAGGCCTTTAACGCCGATAACGCTTGCTCATAATTTCCAGAATTGAGACTATTAAAGACGTTTAATGACCAATCTAACTGCTCAGGATTGGTATTGGTTTTAGCTATGTACTCATGCAACTGTCTAGAAACTTGCATGTTTTCGTTTTCAGTTTCTAATTCTTTTGCTCTATTTATCCAATGCTCAAAACGCTCTTGCGCCTTAGGTTTTAAATTGCCGTAAACATCGGCATCTTCTTCGTCTAATTCCGGCCTTGTTTCATTTGACGCGCTCTCTGAAACCGCTTCTGCTGATGTCTCATGTCGATCATCTTCTGTGTTGCTGGATGTTTGCTGTGCTGTCTCAGCTTCTTCGTATGTGGGAGTGTCAGAAGCTTTCTGCTCTGTAGGTTCTTCTTCTGTGGTAGACTCTGATTGGGTTGGTGCATCCACTGCCTCCTCTGTAGATTCTGCGTGCATACTCTCAAACTCTTTCTCGAGAACACCTAATGTATCCTCGTACATCTCTGCGTCGCTCATCTCCTTTAATTCTTCAGCCATTACATTTCTCCCTGTGGTTGGCGATCATTATTCCGGAGTCTCTGATTCGTTCTATTCTCCGGGGCATTCGCTACTTCATTCATCTGTTGTGGTGGCGTAGCTTGTGGCGGTGTCATAGCATTACCTGCCGATGGGGTTTTACCCATCATTTGCTGCATCATCTGATTTTGCATCATGTACTTCTGTATCTCTTCTGGCATTGGCGGTAAGAATTGACCAATATCAATACGCTCGTCAAATCTCTTGAACGTTTCTTGTAATAATTGAACGTACGGATTAAACTGATCTGGAACACCCATTTGTCTTAATTGCTGAACAAACTGTATGTTCTGCATTATTAAAGGCATCAACTCTGTCCACCGCATCTTCTCAGCATCAGTATCAGGCATACCTGTACTACCAGCGGCTATATCAAGATATACCGACTTGTACAACTGTTCTTTATTTAGTATCGGCCAGAATGCGTTGGGTCCTGCAATCTCCTGCGCCTTGTCTGGTGTTATCTCTTGCAATAGAATCTCTACTGCAAACCAAGAGAGTTTCTTTAACCAATCTTCGGTCATGTCCACTTTTTCCTGCACTCGAGTGGCTAAACCAGCTTGTTGTATATTAGCTTCTGTTGCAGTCTTAGCTCGCATTATGCCGCCGCGTTGAGCGTCACCCAAACCACTAATCCACTCCATATCAGTTCTTAACGGGGTGGTATCATACACCTGTGGGTTCATTGGTGGCGGATTAGAGGGTTGAAAAACAGAACGAACATCTTGCCCTGATGCATTGATTAACGCTATTTCCCCAATAGACGCATTACTAAAAACCTCAATATCTTCGTAATTAACACGCGAAGCGTCAGCAACGAAGAACGGGGCAGATAACTCTCTATGCTTGGTTTGTTGAGATCTAATGGTATTGTATTCATCCTGCAAAGACATCAACAACTCTGTTTCTGATACCGGCCATTCTTCGCCATCTATCCAGTTCAAGCCAAGGATAAAATACGGAAAAAATACATCACCCATACGTGAGGGGGCGAAAGGTTCCTTTACCCATTTCTCACAACCATCAACCCAAGTGTATACAGTTTGGGTTGTTCTATCCCAATACTCCCAAACAGCCATCGCAAGGTTTACATCTTCAGTTTGATTCGTTGTAAATGATTCGTCGCGTCGTAATCTGTTCAGTATCCCGTCTTGAGTTCTGCGATATACAACAAATTTTTCTATTTCCTTTTTAGTTAATTGGAATCTCTCCATGACATCAGATGGTGTCATCCACGTAACGTTAGCTATCCACTTAGCTTGGTCATACTCCTGTAAACTATCTAACGATGTGTCCATGCGAAAATCTTCAGGACGAATATACCCTAGATTTAAACCTTCTCTTTGAAGCACTTCAACCTGTTGCCCAAGAGCTACCATGGTATTTTGTATCTCTTCTACCAATGCCTCTTTCTCAGACGAATCTTGATTATTCTCTTGTAGTGCAATAATGTCACTTTGAATCCTTGCTAGACTATCTTGCGCATCGTTATACTGTCGACTAACGAGTGGATCCGTAAAATAATCTCTTTGGTAAGTTACTTTTACAATACCAATTTTACCAACCATGCAAGACCGTAAAACCTGCTTTGCAACTTTCTTGAGCTCTGCACGTTTGAGTGATTCATTCAAAACTATCTGTAATGTTTGAGAAAACAGATCAGAAACTCTATACTCATAACCTTCTGGTTCTACCCACTCTTGTGGTCGAATTCTTATTTCGGGGTTTTTAGCGTATATATATGGTAACAAACCTTGAAGCGTAGCATGAATAATATTGCCTTTTACTAAGCGATTGCCTTCATATAAAGCCTGTGTCTCTGTCATGATCTGCGTTCGATCATTCATACGTCCTAAAGCATATTTACGAGCATGCTCTATTTCTTTATATTTTTTCTTCCATTTCTTGTATGATAAGTCTACATTTCTTTGGAATTTCTTTAATAAACCCGTAGCATTAGGTGAAACATTAGCCGAGATACTAGGATCATCAGTTAGCACGTTTAAGTTATCCATGGCTCTTCCTGAGTATATAATTCGTCAATTTTTTCTAACCATTCAAACGTGAACGGCTTCGGACCTTTTTTCTTGGGCTTAGGTTTCACGGTTCTTGCCCTACGTAGCATTAGTCCGTATCTAGTCGCGTCAAACAAATGGTCTTCGGCAGATGTATCAATATCTTCCACTCTCTTGGGGTCAGCAGGTAAAGACGGCACCGTACGTAACCAATGCTTACACGTGCTGAAAACCTTAAGGCTGCCATTCGACAAGCGATCCACAATCTCTTGCAAACCCTGCACCCTAGATCCCGGACCTTTCGCGCTAGACTCCCAAACAACATTATAATCAGCAAATACGTCTGCAACACTTTTATGGCGGCCGTCTCGCATAAAGATCGCAGAATCTGCCACGTTACTTTTAAACCTAACCTTGAGTTTTCTCTCACTTTCTTCAGCACTAACTATCTCCCTCGCTATATCTTCGATTGATGTTTCATTACCTTTGTTCGGTTTCGAACTCCAATAACGTTCTCTGTAGATATAGATTATACCATCATAATCCTGCGTGAACCAAACACATCCAGCTGGAGATTTATACCCATGGTCGTATGCTTTCCATCGTTTCCATTCTAATGGTATGTTGAAAGGTTCCACTACATGCGTTTCTGGATCCCAAACACCTTCAAAGAATGCACCCGGTGCTATGTTCCAATCACCATCTAACCATGCTTTTACGAGCCATTCTGGTCCACTCTTTTTGATTCTGTCAACGTAACCCGGGTCATTTTCCATCAGAGGAGTATTATCTTGTATTTTCGACGGAATAAAAATTGATTCCCCGTTGTCGTTGTCGATATACCTTTCTTTCACCCAGTTGTGTCCTGGCCCGCCTGGGTTGGCGGATGCTCTGAATAGAACTGGTACGCCGGCAGCAGAACGCATCGTAGCCTGCAGCATATCGATAGGCTCTGGCGATGGCCAGTTCCCGAGTTCGTCAAAACCTAGGAAAGTTACCGAAAACCCTTGAAGCTTCATCGCATCGGAATCCTCGTCTAGGTGTTTCAACTGTAGTACGGATCCGCTGGGAGAAACCCATTTTCGCTCCCCGAC